CACCACGGACCGCGACGACATCTTCAATGCCCGCGCCTCCCAGAAAGCCCTCGAATACCTGACGCGCAAAACCAACCTCCGCAGCCAGTGGATGCGCGTCATGCAGTGGGTGCCGGTGACGGGCAAAGCCTTCTGGTGGTTCCGCTACGACGAAGACCGCGTGGCCTATGCGCCCACCCTGCTCGACGGGGAGCGCCAGCCCATTATGGGCGACATCGAAGTCGATTACGGCTCCGCGTTCGAGTTCCTGCCTGCCGACCCCGGCATCGAGGTGCTGGCCGACCAGCCCGAGATCATGCGCGTCCGCATGGTCCGGTGCCGCGACATCGAGCAGCGCTTCGGACTGGAGCCCGGCTCCATCCCCAAAGAATCGAACGACGCCGACCTCTTCTTCTACCAGCGCCAGATTGCCGACCTCGGCACCCGCCAGCAGGGCATGGCGTCCCGGGCCATCACGGCCATGGGCGACGACATCAGCGACGGCTACGCCCTCCAGATCGAGTGCTTCACGGCTCCCTGTGCCAAATATCCGCAGGGCCGTTATGCCGTCGTCGCTGGACACAAGCTGCTCCGGGCCTACATGGAGTTGCCGGGCCAGTTCCAGCACATCCACCGCAACCCCTATCCGTGCGTCGAGTTCTGCGATGATGCGGCGCCGGGCCAATTCTGGCCTGATGCCTTCATCGAACGCATGGTGGGCCTCCAGTCCGAATACAACGAATACCGCTCCAAAATGGCCGAGAACTTGGCCATGCACTTCTTCCCCAAGCTCGTCGTGGCCAAGCAGCTCAACTTGGCCGACGACGCCTACACGTCCGAGGCGGGCGAGCGCCTGAACGTCAACTACGTGCCGGGCATCCCCATGCCCAACTTCCTGCAGCCGTCCAGCGTCATTGGCGATGCGTGGAACGTCCTCAACACCATCAAGCGCGAGATGGACGACATCTCCCTGATCTACCCGTCCGTGATGGGCGGGGCCGGAGGCGCGTCCAGCGGCTTCCAGACCAACCTCCTCCAAGAGGCCGCCGACCAAGTCCACGGGCCCGCCATCCAGCGCAATGCCATGGCCCTCGAAGAGGCCTACTACAAGATGCGTCACCTGATGAAGCTCTACTACACGGAGCCGCGCCTCATCAGTGTCCTCGGGGCCAACAACCTCCCCGAAATCTACGAGTTCACCCGCGACTCCATTGACGAGCAGGCCGACGTCCGCATCGAACCCGACAGCCTGATGCCCATGCTCCGCTCAGCCCGCGTCGACATGATCCGGGGCCTCTATGGCGATGGCCTGTTTGGCGATCCCAAGGACCCCGTCACGCGCAAGCGCGTCCTCGACATGATCCGGATGGGCGGGTATGCCGACTTCGAGATCGACCGTGAACAGCGCGACCAAGAGCAGGCCCAGCTCGAAAACATCCAGATGACCCGGGGCGAACCCCTTGTCAAGCCCCAAGTCTGGGAAGACCATCGCATCCACTGGGAGTCGCACGTCGACCTCTTCAAGTCGCCCCAGTCCCAAGACTGGCCCGAGCCTCTCCGCGTGGCCTACGCATGGCACGCCCTCATCCACCTCTCCTACCTCTCCGAGGACGACGCCCTCAAGATGGCGGGCGAATTTGGCCTGCGCGATAAACTCGAACAGCTGCTGGCCCTGCGCCATCCCCCGGCCCCGGAGCCTGCGGCTCCCGCACCCACGCCCCAAGGGCCCCCGCCCCCCGCACCGAATCCACAGGGGCCCGTGGGCCCCATGCCCGCACCCGGACCTCAAGGGCCCCCAGCGCCGGGACCTCAAGGCCCGGGAGGATTTCCGCCTCCGCCTCCGCCCGCCATTCCACCGGAACAGCTGGCGGCGCTCTTGGCCGCGGGACCCCAAGGTTGACGCCCACCGCAAAATAGTGTATAATACACACACAAACGCAAGCTGACGTTTCAGCGGCGTGCCCAGCTCGACCTGCCCACACACAGGAGAGCTGGGGCACCTTCCATTCGTGTGTGGGGGAACTCCACGGCTCGCACCGCCAGAGGCTCACCCATTTGCCAAATACTCCCACGTCGGAATTTGGCGCGTGCCACATATGTCAGAATCCGCACTGAACCCCGCGACCATTGACTTCACCTCCCTGCGGGAGCAAGCGATGGCGCACCCTGCTGGCAACGACACCGAGCCCACTGCCCCGGTCGTCGCCGAGTCAGCCCCCGCCCCCGTCAGCACCAGTCCCGTGCCCGAGGCCGCCCCTGCGGCGACACCCTCGCTGAGCCCGGCCGACCTCAAGGTGCTGGACTTGCCCGACGACGGGCATGTGCGGGTGAAGGTGGATGGACAGGAGCAACTGCTCCCGGTTCACGAGTTTAAGGACGGGATCTCCCGAGAAGCGGTCTTTACCAAGCGAATGCAGACGCTGGCCGAACAGCGCCGCTCAGCCGAAACTGAGCTGGCCGCCCAGTATGCCTACCTGCAGCAGCAGGCCCAAGCCCTTGAACAGGCCCAAGCCTATCTGCAACAGCAGGCGCAAGCGGCGTATGCGCCGCCCCAGACCACTCCCGAGATGCCAGCGGCGATGCCGCAGCTCCAAGACCTCGCCACCGTCGGTGATGTGCAATCGCAGATCCAGCAGGCCGTGGCCCAGCTGGCCCAGTATCAGCAGCAACGCGAACAGCAATTCGTGAGCGCCTTGGGGCAAGCGTCCCAGCGCGTTCAAGAAGATGTGGCGTTGCAGCGGGATGCGTCGGCCTACAGCAAGGGGCTCCAGAGCGTCCTGAGCAAGCCGGAATATGCGGCCTTGACCAAGGCGCTGCCCTACGCGGAGCAGACCATTCGCTACGAAGTGGCGAATATGGACCCGCAGTCCATCGACCAAGCCTTGGCGTTCACCGAACAGGTGGCCAAGGGTTACGTGGACACGCTCCGGGCCGCCACGCAGGATTTGCAGGTTCGGCAGTCTGTGGCGCACGCACGCGCTAAACTTGAACCCCCGGCAGGCTCTCCGCCCGCTCCGACGCCAGCCTACAAGCCCGGTTCCGCCTTTGGCAAGAACGGGTTTGACTGGAATGCCCTTCGGGCACGCGCCGAGCAAATGATGGGCTAGGCCCGCCGGATGTCCCCTCTCGGAGTCTTTCACAATGGCGTTTGATTACTCGGCAGCGTCCCCCATCCTGAAGGAAGTCTACCTTCCGGCGCTGCAGGAACTGCTCAACAATGCAACCCCCCTTCTTGCCTCGATGGAGAAGGAAATCGTCCCGGTCGAAGGTGGCAACTTTGTCATCTCGATCCACCGCACCCGCAACAACGCGGCGGCCATTGGCCGCTCGGAAGGCAGCACGCTGCCGACCGCGGGGCAGCAGGGCTACGTCCGGGCCATCGTCCCGGTCAAGCAGCTCTACAGCCGCATCAACGTGTCCGGCAAGGCCATCGCGGCCACCCGCTCGAACAAGGGCGCGTTCCTCCGGGCCCTCGAAGCCGAAATGAAGTACGTCATGACCGACACCAAGCGCGGCCTGAACCGTCAGCTCAATGGCGACGGCACGGGCGCACTGGCGTTCTGGACGGGTGCGGACAACACCAGCCCGGCCACGGTCGATGACAACCTCGGCAACGGCACCACGCAGCTGGGCGTGGGCTCGGTGACCTGCGACCTGATCGACACCGACAATTCCACGAAGAACGGCGACTCCATCGTCGTGACCCGTGGCGCGGTCTCGACGGCGACCACCTCGGTCAGCTGGACGGGCACAGTGACGAACTCGGGCGACGGCGACTACCTCGTCCTCGAAGATTCGCTGGGCAACGAAATGACGGGCATTCAGGGCGTCATCTCGGATGCGAACCCGCCGCTCCTGACGGGCGGTCTCCACGGCCTGCCCGTGGCGACCTACGACGATTGGAAGGCCATCGTCATCGGTGACGACAGCGCCAAGGTCGATCTGAGCTTCCCGCTCCTCCAGCAGCTGGTCTCGCGCATCGTGAGCGAGTCGGCCATCGACGAGTCGGAACTCAAGATGTTCCACTGCCACCCGGCCATGCGCGACACCTACGTCAAGCTGTGCCAAGACGAGCGCGTCTTCTACAACGTGATGAAGCTCGACGGGGGCTGGGAAGCCGTGACCTACAACGGCAAGCCCATCGTCGCCGACGTGCAGTGCCGTCGCAACGCGATCTTCGCGATTGCGCCGTCCTCGCTGGCGCTGATGCAGATGGCCCCCTTGGACTTCATGGACAAGGACGGCTCGGTGTTCTACCGCATCTCGGGTGGCGACGTGGACGCCTATGGCGCAACCGCGTTCGTCTATCAGGAGCTGGGCTGCAAGGCCCGCAACCAGAACGGCCTGCTCAAGGGCCTGAACGAAGTGTGGCAGTAAGCCCACACTAACTGAGTGACCCCCTAGCCACCGCGGGTAGGGGGTCTCTCCCTAACTGGGCCACATGCACGAGCGTGGCCTGTTCATTAGGAGTCTCCCATGGCCGATATTTCCAAGCGCATCAAGTCCCCCCGTCGCGAGCGCGGCGACTATGCGGCGAAGACCGCCGCCTTCACCCTCAAGTCCAGCGACTCGGGCACGATCTACAAGTGGAATTCCGCGACGGCGTTCACCTTCCAGCTGCCCCCGGTCCAGAAGGCCCTCAAGGGCGTCTTCTACGACTTCATCATCCAGACGGCCGCCACGGGTGGCACGGGCCACGGGGTTTCCCCCGCCGCCGTCGACAAGATCTTTGCGCCGGGCGTGACCGCCACGGACGACAAGGACATCTACTTCGCCACCGCGGCAGATGCGGTGGGCAACGGCTTCCGCCTCGTCTCGGACGGCGTGGACGGCTGGCACCTGATCGCCCTGAACGGCACGATCTCGCAAGAAGCGTAATCCCCAGACACCTCTTGGGCCCTCGCGCCTAAGAGGTGTCCTTTGTCTGAGGAGGTGGCGGTGGAGGCCCCACACGCCTTTGTCGAACGGCTGCAGGATACCTTTGATGGGCGCCTGCGCATTCGCTGGTCCAACGCGGCGAACGAATTTCAAATCGAACAGCGCGTCGCCCGCGGCCTGATTAACTTTCCCACGGCCCTGACGGACGACGAGCACATTCGTTTGCGCGATGGCTACTTCTACGTCATGTCGGTGCGCACGGGCGACCGGATGCCCTGCCCCCGCTGTGGCGACACGCTGCGCGTCCCTGTGCGCGAAGTCAAGGAACTGAGCTGCGACCGGTGCCGGGCTAACGGCCTCGAACATCGTGTGGCCGCCGGGTTCTTTCCGCTGGACGATACCCTGATCGCCCACTTGCAGTCCATTGATCCGTTGCGGGGCGCCTCTCGCGAACTCCGGGCCAAGATTGACGCCCATAATGCGCGTCACAC